CAGTGTCTTATCTAAACCTCTATTTTCATTAGTGAGTAATCTGTTGTCCATAATGCCTGTTAGTGACACTCCCAACAACCTCTCCTCTTCTGTATTTCTTTGCCACACTTTTCGCAAGTAAGGAAACTTAGTGTAGGTGGACTGGATAGTTCCCAAAACTGTTGCCATACGGACTTTTCGTTCAAGATCTTCAATAGTGTCTGTAGACCTAACCACAACTTCAGTAAGATTACAGAACTGATACGGCCTAAGTATGATCTCAGAGCATGGGTTCGTTCCAAAGTCATAATATGGATCTCGCCTGTCATTCTTTGCAGCTTGTTTTTTAGATGCTTCACGATTAAATATTCCTCTCTCCCCTGATTTACTCTCAACTAACGCAAGCCATTCACGCATAAAAGTTTCCATCTCAGGCTTTTCAGTGTACGCTACAGAGTTATTAGCTAGTGCTCTATGTCCTGTGTTTACCCACCAATCACCTGCTTTAGCGTGACGCATACGTTCATCACTAAGGTTACTCAAGGATATCATAGCGCTGCGTCTTACGCCACCCATAACAATAACTTCACCTATCTTACACATAATGTCGTGACACTCTAAGCTGGTCAACTTACGTAGCTCTGCTTGTTTAAATGTGTGTATGCAAAAATTAAATAGATCAACGAGTGGACCTGGCCCTGATGCCCTGCCACCAAAGGTTTTAAGTCTTGCACCTGCAGGACGTACACGAGAGATATCCCACTTAGGTATCTCACCAGCCCAAAGGAGTGCCAACAATTGTCTGAACGACTTAGCCCATCCCTCCTTGCTGTCCTTTACAACGATAGTGGTATCGCTCACGAAGAGAGTAGGGACTTCAGGGAGCTTACTGATGTATTGCCTCTCGACACTGAACCCGACACCAGTACCACAGAGAAGGATAAACATAGCCTCATCAAATGACTTAGGGTCATCAACAGGTAAGTAACTACAATTATATCCTGCAGTGTTATCTCTGTTTAGTGCAGCACCTGCTGTCATCATAGCTCTCATAGAGGGCATAACTTCTAAGTTTAATATAGCATCACGTAGTTTTTTTACATATGAATCATCACCTGCTAATGGTATAATGACGTTGTTCATATATCTTTCTACTGTATCTCCCCAAGACTCTCTCCCTGTCTTATCAAAGTATTTTGCGTACCTAGATTTATGTATAAAGCTTTGATAATCTGTAGGTAAATAATTATCCATATTTACCACCTTTCTTTAATGTTTAAGTTTTCTAATTGCACATCATCTATGTCGTGAAATGTGTTATGTATTAAATCATACACATCATCTTCATGTGCTTCCTCTACAGAAGAAAATATATTATTATCCTCTTCTATATTTAATAAAAATGTAACACTAAATTTTTTCTTTATCATTTATTAAACTCCATCCAACGTTTCTTCATCCTTAGTAAATACCATATTGCTTTGTCTATATCTTCTAAACCATTTTTGTCTTCACAGCGCCACATATACTTTAATACGTTTGCTGCTTGAGGTGCTATATATCCTGACATGTTTTCTGTCATGGCTTCTATTGCATCTATGCACTCTATACCAGCCTGATTATAATGTATAGGTTTATTCACTGGATCAATATTAGTCATGCATTACCTTCCGTTTTAGTCCATTTAGTAAGCTTAAGAACTTTACCATTAGTTCCCTCTACTGTTTCATATAGAGGTTTTTCTTGTTTGTCAAGGCTTAATAAATAATCTCTTCTATCAGCTACTGCTTCATACAAAACTTCATCTTCTTGAGCCATCTCTAAAAACGTACCCATTAAAGTAGCTAAGTGAACTAAGTGTGACATAGTTTCCATACCAGTTTTTTTCATAGCACCACAAGCCAAGCCTGTCTCTAGCTCACCTGTCCATTCTCCTTTTTCGTCAAAGCTTGCAGGTCTTAAAAGTATTGCTACCTCATCATCTTTTATTTCATAAGGCATTACGTATTCCTTTTCTTACCTTTGAATGCTATAAGTTTCATCTTAGTAGGCCTTCCTTTTTCCTTTAACCACTCTTCAGGTATAACACGATGCGCCCAAAGAAACTCGTTCTTATCGCACCAATTGCAGTATCTTGACTTAGCACCTTTGTACAGCTTTGCCATAGAGTTACTGAACACAAATCGTATGTCTAGTTCAGGGTGTTGCTTTCGTATCTCCATGTGCTTTCGTCTGTCTTCGCTATCAAAGATACCTTTTGTTTCTATTATTATACCGTTATCCAAAATAAAGTCAGGTGTGTAAGTTCTGTATCGTAGGTCCTCCCACTCTATCTTTAGAACCTCATACCTGACTCTAGTTTGATTACCTTTTAGGAACGCAGCGACTTCACGTTCTAGCCCACTGCGATACCTTCTGGAGTTATGACGCCTCTTCTGTGACATCCTCGTTCTCTGTTAAGGATTGTTTGATACGCGACACTAAGATATCACCTACTGTTTTAAGTGTGCTTAACTGATAGGTAAGCTGGCGCTGCATGTTTGCATTGTATTGCAACTCTCCTACCAGATTGTTTTGCTCTTCTGTAAAATCTTCTGTATCGTATTCTACTTCATCAATTACTACTTTAGTCATATTGGTCACTCCATAAACTTACATATTCTACTGTTGGTGGTGTTAACTTTCCACTGTAAACCTTAGATGGTAAGGCTCTAAGTGTAGGCCAACATTTCTTTTTGTGTGAGCAGAAACTACACACCTTTGCTAGTTTGTGATTGCCGCTTGTTTTACCTCGATATACTTCTGGCTCAGAATCAAAGCAACGCTCAAAGGGTTCATCTTTATCTAAGTAATCATATGTATCCTCTATCTTTTTTAACACTTCTTTTTTGTCTACCTCAGAAGCTGACACGTACTTGAAGTCACCATTTCCTTTGTTGACTACCCACCAGCCACCTACTTCTTTACCTGCAGCAGTAGCGTACCCTACAAGCTGTGACACATAACCAAACGAGTCACCCTTATTTAAGCTATGAAAGTCTTCAAACTTATTAGTAAATGACCAAGGTGAAGCAGACTTAACATCATCTACCTTATTGTCAAGAACCATGTCGTACTCACCAGATATCTCTGCTTTGTTTGACAGCTTGAGTGTCACGTTATCGTTATCTTCAAACTCTGTGCCTGATGCTCTAAGCAATCCTTTAAACACAGCCTCAACTATATCACCTATGATCATGTTAATCTTAAATGATGCAGGTAGAGGCTCTGCGTTCTCAGGTTTGTTCTTATCAAACCATAGCTGACACTTAGGACGCCCTACATTTGACATCCTAACTTTGAACTTTCGTTTCTCAGAGTTAAACTGTTTATGTAGGGCTTCTTTAATATCGTCAGCTACTTTGTCAATAACTTCCTGTGACATCCCTGCTTTACCATCAATAGATTTTCTCAGGTAAGAGTGCACAGATAGTTCAGCAGGGTGTTGCATTATTCAAAGTCCTCCAAGTCTACGATGTTAGATACGATCTCAGATGACTCACTGTCAAGTTTCTCTACGTGTGTTTCATCCCATTTGTTTAAGATGTAATCGTTTTGATTCTCAACGTAAGACACAAAATTTTTTAGTGCTTCATTGTCTGACTCTGTAAGAGCAACCATCTCACCTAGTGAGGCTTGGAAGACTGCATACTTATTGCCGTTAGGCATAGCTCTAACATCACCTTTAACTTTTATAAGGTGCTCAACTGGAAGTATACGTTTGGTTTGTAGCTTTTTTATTACACCATCAATAGACTGTAAGCTTTCACGATTTTTTATGTCAGCTATAAAAGGAACTTCACCTTCATATCCTACTACTGGTTCACCACCCTCAACAAAAGGATCAGAGAAGCAAGCCATACCCATGTAAACTTTAACACGATCAACGCTACGTATAATATCTTTTGTAGCTTCAGGTAAACCGTTAAAGTCTTTAATGTAACCTGTAGGTCTACCTAAATTAAACGTACCCAAAGTATCTTTTAAGTCTGCATTTAGGTTAGTTGACATCACAGATCTGTGAAATATACGGTTTTCACTGTCATACTTCTGCCATCGTTGTCTTTGTGTAAAGATACGCAACTCTATTTCACGAGAGTAGAATACCTCTTCACCTCTTTTAATCTTAAACACTGGTGAGTTTGCTACTTTACCATCAACAGCCTCTTGAATAACAGTCGATGTGATCCTGTATAAATTAGAACTACCTCCACTACCCTCTGCAGTGCTGCCAAAACCCATAGCATCAGCTAGGTTCATGTTGTCTACACTCAGTGCAACTTCCATACTCATATTGTTTTCCTTTCAATATTAAAAGAGTCTTAGTTATACCACTAAACGTCCTTAATGTCAAGCCAATTCTTACCTATTTTAGCTTCTAATAACAACGGAACGTTTATTTTTATTCCATACGCTTCCTCCACTATACTATTAAGATCATCGTTTAATGTATCTATCATTGCAATCACGTAGTCTTTTTCGTTTGGGTGTACATCTACTACCACAGAATCGTGTACGCTGTTAACTATACCTGACTGTAGCTTCTCTAATCTAGCATCCAGTTCTATCAAGACAAGCGGTACTACATCACCTGTAGCGAAACCTTGAACAGGATAGTTCTTTATCATAGTGAAGTGAGACACACTACCGTTTGCTCTACGTGTAACGTCAGGGAAAGCGTACTGCCTACCGCTTACGTTAGTTATCTTTTGAAAGCGTAACGCCTCGTCACCTAGATCTGTGTGCCACTTAGCTATGCCTTTGTACTTCTCTACGAAGTGCTTGTAGTATGCTGCTTCTGCATTGCTTCTGCCGTACCCTGTAGCCCCAAAGAGAGGTGCAAACGTGTGAGCCTTGGCTTCTTGCCTAGTTGTTAGTTGCCCTGCATCAGAAATAACTTTGGCTGTGTAGCTGTGTACATCAAACCCTGTTTCTATCTCTTGCATGGCTGTTTCATCTTGTGATAGGAAAGCTGCGGCTCTAAATTCAAGCTGGGCAAAGTCAGCCTCTAAAATGTGACCGTCAGTCCAGCGAGAGATAAACACACGCTTTACAGGAAAGGTTCCTCCTCTTGGCATGTTTTGCATGTTGGGCTTTCGTCCAGAAAATCTACCTGTACTGGTGATATGCTGGGTAAGACCAAC